TGGCCGGCGGCGAGCTGGTCAGCACCGCGCTACGTCTGGCGAGTCTTGAAGGAATGACCACCACCAACCCGGGGCCGGTCGGTGAGGCGGCGAAAAGTGCGATCGCAGCTGGCCGTGCGGCGCTTGCCGGTCAAATGGGCGAGGCGCCGGCGTGCCTGGTGGTGACGCCGTTTCAAAGCGGCATTGGCCAGGGACGCGGCAACCAGCGGTTCCTGTCGGCGCCGAACCTGCTGCAGCAGCTGGCGAGCAAATTGGTCGACGGCACCGACACAGGACGACCGACTGGGCCGCAGTACGCGTTGTCTCTGTTGTTCCTGGGCACCAACTACGACCAGTTGGCCAGCACCTTGTCGCGCTTCAATGCCTTGCTGCCGATTCCTGACCTGGTGCGCACCGAGCGTCGTGCCGGGCACCTGTCGACGCTGGAAACGGAAAAGTGGGTGATCCCCAGTTCGGGACCGTTGCCGCGTTGGCAGTCGCTGCCGCTCGAGCGCTGCACCCTGGTCAAGGCGGCCAAGCAATCCATGGCCGGCCAACTGGCGGTGCTGGAAAGCTACGCGGCCGACAGCTCGCCAATGGGCGATCTTGCCGCACTGGCCACACGCAAGGCGGCGCAGCAGGAGGGCCGTGATCAGCAACTGAACGACCTCAAGGCTTTGCTGGCCGGTGGTTCGACCGAAACCAGCATGCGTGCCCGCCTGATCGGCCCCGGTGATGCCAACGAGCTGCGCCGATCGCTGCTCGAGGGTGAAGCACCAGGTCACGAATGGGTGTTGTCCGCCGGCGTGTTGCTGGTCGGCTCGCTGGAAGGGTTGAGCTTTGTTCGGGAGCTGGTCGGCCTATGACGCTTTTACTCGATGGCGAACAAGTCCTGGGCAAGAAGATGAAGATCACCGCCAATCTGCGGATTGAGAGCGACGACCTGTCGGGGCAGACCAGCAACACCCAGACCGCGCACAAGGGTTTCAAGCCCAAAACCTTGGCCGTGTCGCTGATGATCCCTTTTGTCGACGGGACGCAGCTGCGCACGCTGATGCGCTTGGCGGAAGCCACGGCCGGCGGTGGCCAGCTCAAAATGTATCGAATCGTCAACGACACCGCTGCCGCGTTCGGCATCCGCGAGGTGCAGTTTTCGGACGGTGTCAGTGCGCGGGAGGACGACACTCTGGCCGCTTGGTTGGTCCAATTCACGCTGTCGGAAAAGGCCTCAAACCCCGAGAAGGTCGAGCAGCGGCGGGCAGCGAATGGCGTCAGCTCGCAGTCTGCCCCGGGCCAAGCGGTGGGTGGATCGGCTGCCGGCGGCGAATCCGGCAATGGCCAGGAGCTGAGTGGCTTTGAAAAGACCCTCAAGAAGCTGGACGACTACCTGGCGCCGAAAACATGAAGCTGCATAAGGTTTTGACGATCGCCGGCCAGGACTACCCGCTCATCAAGGACGAAGTACGCCTGGACATCAAAAGCCCTGGTCGGGCCACGTTCACGGTGCAGGCGGGCGAATCGCTGAAAGGGCTGGTGACGCTGGATATCGGTTACAACGAGCGCACGTTGCAGCGCCACTTCCTTGGCTATGTCGAGCGCTCGACCGCTGCCAACAGCACCCAGCAGTTGGTGGCCTGCCGTGAACTGGCCTCGATCTTGGCCAACCCGTTACCGCTGAACCTGCGGCACGTCGACCTGCAGGCGGTGCTGGCTGAGATCAGCGACAAGACCGGGCTGGGATTCAGGGTTCCGGACAAGGCCTATGCCAAGGTCAAGGCACCGTTTTTCTATAGCTTGGCGGCGGGCTACTTGGCCATGGACAGTCTGGCCAGTGTGTTCAGCATCCCCGACTTTATCTGGCAGCAGCAGGGCGACGGCGAGGTGTTTGTGGGCAGTTGGGTCGACAGCTTTTTCGGCACCCGTCCTGCGCTGCAACTGCCCGTCGAACTGTTTGACGGTTACCAAGGCAATCAGAGCGCCATGATCGCGCCCCTTCCAGGGCTTCGACCAGGTGCAACTATCAATCAGGGCGAGCGGATCACCAGTGTGACCCTTGCCGGCAATCAAATGGCGATCAAATGGACGACGCAATCCGGCGCAGCGTAGCGCGGCAATTCCCTGAACTCAGTGGTGGTTATCACCTGCCGCGCTTTGGCCGTGTGGTCGCCGTACCGGATGCGCCGGCGGCGCCCGGGCTGTGCGACGACTTCCGACCGCGCTTTGGCGTCGACGTTGAAGTGCTGTTGCCCGATGGAGAGCCGGATCCGGATCTGCCGATCCTGACCAGCTTGCCGTTGCCGGCGCCGATGGGGGGACAAGAAGCCGGCATGTTCGGTTTTCCGGAGGAGGGCACCACCGTGGTGGTCAGCTTCGCCTACGGCCTGCCGAGCAAACCGTTCATCACCCAGATCCTGCCGCACGGGCTGAGCCTGCCCCGGGTGCCGAAAGGTGACCAGGTGTGGCAGCACAGTGAGGCCTGCCAGCAGCGCGTCGACGCCGACGGCAACTGGCTGCGCCAGACGGATGGCAAGATCCAGGACAAGGCGATCGAGCGCGAAGTCGAAGCCCTGGACAACACTGAGAGCTTTCAGAATCACACCAGGACGGTGGACGATCATTCGACCGAGTCAGTGGGTGGCATCAAGAAGATCGAGGCGTTGGGCGCGCTCAAGTTGCTGTCGGGCGGATCCGCGAGCCTGGCGGCCGTGGACGATCTGCACCAGGCCACCGGCCGCGATATGAACCTGGTGGTCGGGCAGAAGCACAACGCCACGGTGGGTGGGGACATGCAGGAGAAGATCCAAGGGCTACGCAAGAGCGTGGCCGGGATCAGTCAGCAGCTGCAGGCGCCAAAGAACTGGATAGGGTCGGAAACCGTGAACCTGTTTCAAGTGGTGTGCGACGTGCTCGACTTGCTGCAGCAGATGAACACCCAACTGGCGGTGCACACCCACGTACCAGGGCCAACGCCGAGTCCGACCGATGCAACGGCTTTTACCACAAAAGCTTCTCAGGCTGGACTCATGAATTTAAAACTAAAGGCTGTAACTTCATGAGGTCAGGACAATACGCTCTCAAATATTCCATCGGATCGACTCTGCTGATTTTATGCTGTTGATAGTCAATTAAGTAATATATCGGCAGATCCCAATCTGGTGTAGGGGCATCATAAGAAAGAAAAAAGCACGAAACTTCGCCGCCATACAGCTTTATCAATACAACAATAATGGCTCGTCCAGCCGCATTTTTAATTGCATACAGGGCTAAAGCATGGTGGTTTTGTGGTGGTTCTCCCAGAAGAAGTCTCAGCTCATCGCTGGGAACTTTGCTTAGTGGTAACTCAGGAGTTCCATTCAATATCGACGATTTTATAGAGTCAAAAGCTTCGTCTCTTGCGTAGTCCGCACCCATTGTTTTGATCAGGAAATTAAAGCCAATTTTTGCTAGGGCCCGTTCACTCATCCCCATGTTGAATGCAATGCCAACCTTAACTAATGGTTGGGTAATCGCCTTTTCCTCATATTGTTCAAGTGTAATGTTCTGCTCTAGAAACTGTAATACCATTTCTAAGTGTCTTAGCATTAAACTTGTATTTTTTGGCTTGTAGTTAATTGTCTTCCCACCATGCAGATAAAACCTAGGAAGCAGTGCTTGTCCATTGTCACCTTTAAAGACGCCTGAACTTTCTTCGGGTGTCACTAACCATATTGCATTTTTTGGTGGCTTTGCTGCCACGTCGATGCTAGCTACTGAAAATTCATTTCCGTTCTTGGTGATTGTTGAAACTTCGAATAAGGCCTCACCTTTGTCAGTTGTTTTCTCAACAGTTAAAATTTCTTGTGCTGTAAATAGCGCTCTGAATTTTTCAATGAATTCATATAAAGATTCATTGTCGTCAGCTGCCACATGAATGGCGGGTAGGTTGATGAGAAACTGTGGCAAAATTACTGCACCAAATCTTGGCCTTAGTTCTGCCTCAAGCGCAACCGTTAACTCATCGTCCCAGATGTAGGTGTCCGCTGCCTGTAACTTAGGAGGCTCTGCGCGATTGCCATTACCACGTCCAACTTCTTGCATTCCAAGTCTGGCGAGGCTGGCTGGCGACTTGCGAATTAATTCGACTTCAAGCTTCGAAAAAAAAGTGTTGCAGGTTCTGCATACGCAGTCTGTCAGCATGTAGTTTTTATCGTCGCCACCTAAGCCAGCAGAAAAAACATGCTCCCCGTTGAAGTCGTCAGACTTACCGCAATAAACACAAAATTTGCTCATCTATGTGCTCCACGTCACATCAGCTATACCCAACGCCGTAATTTGTGGCCAAAGTCGATCTGACCCTTTAGTCGTCCAATCGACATCAACACCCATTCGCTTACCCTCGTAAGCGCTCAAAATGTGCAACAACACTGTTGTCTCATCTACGGGTAGCGGGACCTCCACGGCAATCACCAACGGTTTGCCGCGCTCTTTGAATTTGATTTCCAAGATCCCTTTCTCAGCCATCGTTCTATCCTCCTTGCTGGTACATCAATAGGGTTGTTGCATCGAAGATAGCACTACTTATGCGGGGATGAGTTCCTACACAGCTATCCCAGTCGGCACCACCAGGATTGCGCGTAGGCGCACCCGTCGATGTATTCGATCCCACTCAAAACAAAACCGGTGACCGCCATACCTGCCAGCGTTGCGTCCAGCAGCCGTGGTAAAGGATCTGGGTCGAGAGGCATGCCCACGTCAATATGGGCCACATTGGCACTCCGGCCCAGCTCGACATTATTCTCTGAGTTCACCATCACATTGCCCTTTATCGCTGAATAGCGTCGTCGTTCCTGGGGCGTCAGTGGAACCCCTCGGCATCTCATAGGGGTAATCAGCATATGCATGCGTTCGCCCGCCTATTCGCCCTGATGATCAAAAAGGGCTTCGACCGCATAGGCCAGAGCGCCATCGGCTTGCTCCAGGAGATCGCTGAGATCGTCACGGTCGATCACCTGATTCCGGTGCAAGGCGTAAGCCTGTGTCAGCAGGGCTTTGTGATGAGATCCCGGGTGCTCTAGCAAAGCGGCCTCATCCCGCAGCAGTGCGTGCCACCGCGCGATCGCACTGGCCTGGCCGACCAACCTTTCAGAATGTTCTTCGTTCATTGCTGGCTCCCATATTAACTGTATGTATGAACAGTATATCTGTGGAGCGTAGTCAAGCTATAGCGGGCCGATGAAGTGCTGATCAGTGCAGACCAGATCATGGAGCTGGCGAAAACAGGTGGGCGAAGAAAAAAACTCCTGAAAAAGCACTTATCCCCCTCCCGCCGACGGGCCTTGTGTCCTTTTTTTGTGCAAATCCGGATGTAGTGCAAACGAACCTGCAGCCCAGGCGGGCCATGGGGCTCTGCAGGGGATCGGCCATTGCACAGAGTGCAAAGTTTTGAAGGGAAATGCAGCGAGGTTGCACAGCGGTGCTCAGGGCGGCCACGGACGGGGTCGCGATGGAGGCCCCGGTTTCATTGGGCGAAAACTTTGAAAACGTGGGCTCCGGTGGATTTTCAAAAGCGTGCACGATCTTTTTTGGACGGAGATTGGCTGGAGGCGGGGAGAGGCTGAATTCCCTGCAGGCCACGACTGGCGGGGGCTTTGACGTATTTGGTGGATTTCACAGAACTGAACACGATCGACAACCTGGTTCGCTTTTATGCAGCCGACCAAGGCTTCGTGAAAAAACGTCGTATTTATTGAGATTGATTCTTAAGGAGAGGGTGGTCGTTTCAAAAAGAGCGATATCAGCTATACGGGGGTGGCAATGGGTCTGGATGCCCCGGTTTTACTGGGCTTTCGGTATTACAAGGGAATGTAATATTAAGCGATATGAAAAGTAATATTTCCACCAAACCCCCGGATTCATTGGGTTTTAAGGAATGGAAATATAGCTTTATAGAAAGGTAATAATATCGCCTTCCTATCGCTAAAATATCGCCTTTGCATAAAACGGCTGGACGCCTTGATCTACGCGGGCTGTAGCAGATTTTCGGAGGGGATATTACTAATATTACTTTTTTTCGGACCCCCACAGATTTTAGGATTGGCACCTATACGGGGGTTGGGGTCAGGCTGTGCGGCTGATTTCATCAAACTTCCCCCAATACGACCCCCACTGGGATGCGGTAAAGGATGAACAGCGCTACAGACCTTGAAAATAGTGGAGCGGGTGAAGGGAATGGAACCCTCGTTATCAGCTTGGGAACCTAATGACGAGATAGCGTCCTTTATAACGGGTGGCTTTAAGCGGACCTTGGACAACGACCGCATGGCCATGAAGGGCTGGGATCCGCTATCGTTGTCTCGCGGGAGAATCATGACCAGACTGCCACCACAATATTCGACGTTCAACCAGATCGCTCGAGTCAAAAATTTAACCATGTAAAGGGACAGCCATGAGTCAGTGGATTGAAAGAATTGAAAGTCACGGAATATTTGAGACGCTGAACGAACTTGAACACTTAATGGAGATGTCTAGTGATCCAAATCAACAAGAGTTATTTATAATAGAGGCTTGGGATAGGGCGAAGGCAGTCGTACTTTACGCTCGTCAAACTATAGCCCAAGCAGATCCTCTGTTGATCCCCCCTGTCGCCCTTGCCAATATTCAAAATACGTTGAATCAAACGAAGGCGGAAATTGAAAGCTGGGTGCTAAACAAGAATTTTGGGCACTGGTCAAACGCCCATCATCATCTCGACGCCTGCCTTGTTCATTTAGCGTCCCTGCCTCGACAAACACCTGAAGGCATTGAAGGAATGGGCAGAGCCGCGTCGGAATATCGAACCTCGGTTTCGGGCCTTTACGCTGCGGTCAGCGCCGACAGTAAAGATATGTCGAAGAAGCAATTCGATCTGCAGGAGAAAATCAATGAGGCAAACATAGAGGTCGGTAATCAAAAACAGAGGCTCGATACTGCGATTGCTACCTTTCAGCAGCAGTTTTCAGATTCGCAGCAGACGCAACATGGCGAGTTCACAAGCGCTGAACAAACTAGAGCAACAATTGCTCAGAAGGCCGAGGAAGCCCGGCAAGCCACGTTTGATGAGGCTAAAAAGCTACGAGCAGAGGAGGATGAGAGGGTCGCGGAGTCTGCAGCTCAAGGTCATAAAAATTTGGTCGATGAACTGCATTCAAATGCAAAGGGAAACATCGATTTTATAGAGACGCAAAAAGAACATGCGCAGAAACTGGTTGGAATTATCACTAATACAGGGATGGCCCATGGTTTTCAAAAAACTGCAAATGAAGAGCGAAAACAAGCTCAGATTTGGAGTGGTGTAGCTGTTGTTTCGATGTCGGTTTGGATAATTACCGGGTGTGTATTTTTCGCTTTTACATATGATAAGGACATAACTTTCGCATCCGTATTAAGGCAGTTTTTGATTTCAACACCGTTCGTGCTGCTATCGGGTTTTTCCGCTATGCGTGTGTCACAGCATCAAAAAAATGAAAGACTTATGCGTCAGTCGGAACTTGAAATTGCCTCTATCGACCCTTTTCTTGCAACGTTATCCGATACAGACCGGAACGAAGTAAAACGCGAGTTTGCTACGCGCTATTTTGGCCAGAGAGAGAGTAATGAGAAATCTGAACCTATCCCGTCGAATATAATAGACTTGACGGGGGCGTTGGTAAAAGTTATTCAAGAGCTAACAAAAAAGTAGATCGATGCTGTTTATGGATTGGACATAATTACTTCGCTGCTTTTGCCAGATCTGTGGGTGAAGGGGAGCCAGCATGGTTCCCCGATATCCTGATACCGATGACTTCAAATCATCGGTCGATCGAACCTCGCATGACCTCCGATGGTATCCATTGCTGCGCAATCGACTAATCGATGTCCTGTCTCTTCAGTCGAGCCAGGCCTTGTTTGATATGGCCTGCGTTTTCCCCGATGGTATGAAGTGCTCCGCGCACATTGTCACCAGCCTCGGCCCCCTCCTGCTTTTCCACTCGTAACGTCAGCTCCATAACTGCAGCCTCTAGCGCCAGCTGATTTTGGTAAATCCTTTCCAGCACATCTGACAGTGAGTACTCGCTTGCCATGGTTACCGACTCCATTCGAAAGAACTCAAGCATAGCAGCGACAGTGCTCGGGATTGGAGCCGAAGCCGGTTGCTTAAAATTTGCTATCGGGAATCAGAGAGGAGACAGGATCTGAGTAAGCACGAAAGCTATTGGTACGAAAGTGGTACGGGGATCTGCGAGAGGCTGTGAGGGGGCGTGTTTATAGGGCTTTGGCGATTAGTGCGGCCAATCCATCATCGGAGCTATGGCGAGGGATGTGGACGAGTCTTGCAGTGGTTCTTCAGAGCATATGTGTCAAGGAAGTCGAGGAACCAGATAGATGGGGCAACGAGGCGTCCGGGGAGGGCGCCCCTTTGTGACGTCAGGACGGTTCAGCATCCATACGTCTGGCAACGACATCCAGCACATCGCAGCCATCGCGCAAGGGTATGCAGCAAAGCATTGCGAAATCGCTGAGTATCACCGAATCCGTGGTGATGTCGCCGCGCATCGCGAGGTTTTCCAGGATCTGTGTTACCGCGCCAATTCGGTAGCGTGCGGTGCTAAGCAGTGAGTGCAGCGGTTGGGTGGTATTTACATACAGCGAGGGGAGGTCGTCGGCGTTGCTGGTTAAAGCCATAAATTCTTTCATGAGTGATTGCCTTGAAGTGAAGTGAGATCACCTACCACTCGTTGTCGCCAAACAATGGGTGGTAGCTGTACGCGGGTTGGCGAACCGGACAAGGCACAAACCGGCAGACCCGAAGATCTCCCACGCACAGCCACCAAAAAAAAGGTAGCCAAGTGCGTTTAGAAACTCTCCGAGCTGGCTCGG